CACTTCCCCTGTTGAGAGGTGTACGTTCACTAGGATTCCAGCGTGGTGCGCACCTAATCTGGATTAACTGGCGTTTAATTATCCCTCCTGTAACCTGCTCTAAGGTTACTTCCCTTGCTCCCCTTAGAATCCTCTTAGGGGAGTCCTTCCTCTTCTAATCCCTCCAAACATAAAGCCTCTAAGGTGAGTATGTACTGAGGTACACAAAACCTTCCAGAGACACCTTTGTAAGTAGGTGGTGATTGAGAGAACAACCTCAATTACACAAACAAAGGAAACCAAAACAATGGCTGATATGACCCCCTCCAGGTTAGGAGCAGTAAACCTTGCTGCCGCTAATAAGACCGAACAAGAAGCTCTCTTTTACAAAATCTTTACTGGTGAAGTGCTAACTGCTTTTGAGAATGATGCTGTATTCTTGGATAAGCATAACATCCGTACTATTCAAAATGGTAAGTCTGCTGCCTTTGCTATGCTTGGCCAGACTACTGCTGCTTACCACACCCCTGGTACTCAACTGCTTGGTGATGCAATCAAGGCTAACGAGAAGGTCATCACTATTGATGGTCTGTTGGTAGCTAAAACTTCTGTTGCTAACATTGATGAAGCAATGAATAACTATGATGTTCGTGGTCCTTACTCCAAAGAGATGGGTATTGCTCTTGCTCAAGCATTTGACAAGAACGTAATCCAAGAGGGTATCCTTGGTGCTCGTGCAGCTAGCCTGATCACTGGTGGTAATGGTGGTACGCTGATTACTTCTGCTAAGTGTAAGCTGACTTCTGGTGATCTTGGTACTGCTGGTACTGCAACAACCCTAGCAGAGAAAGCAGCAGCTATCCGTGATGCCTTGTTCCAGGCTGCAACCCAACTGGACATTAAGAATGCTCCTAAAGAGCGTTACTTCGCTTGTCGTCCTGCTGAGTTCTATGCTCTGTTCCAAGACACCACCATCATCAACAGCCTCTATGGTAACGGTGGTAACATTGCTACTGGTGAGCTGCCTCAGATCGCTGGTATCAAGATTGTTGTATCCAACAACGTACCGTACACTGATCTTTCAGGTGCTACCTACCACGGCGTAAACGCTGCTAAGACTGTTGGTTTGGTATGGACTCCTGAAGCAATCGGTACTGTCAAGCTTATGGATCTGGCAATGGATAATGAGTTCCTGATTGAGTATCAAACTACCTTGATGGTAGCTAAGTACGCTATGGGTCACTCCTGGCTGCGTCCTGAAGCACTCGTAGAAATCGCTGTAGTATAACCCCTAAGGGAGTCTCTTAACTGAGGCTCCCTTTTTTTTAAAACTTCTCAAGAGGAGAAACATATGAGCCTAACTCCAGTAACGGAACTGGAAGCCGTCAATTTCATGCTGGAGTCTATTGGTGAACTTCCAGTAAACACACTAGATACTCCAGGTGTCACTGAGGCTTCCCTCGCATACTCTAACTTGATTGATACCAGTAGAAACTTTCAGGCTAGAGGTTGGCACTTTAACACTGAACAAGATTATCCCTTAGCTCTCAATGAATCTTATCAAGTACCTGTACCAACCAATACACTCAAGTTGGAAACAATGGACAGGACTCTGCAGGTTATTCAGAGAGGTACTAAGTTATATGATAAAAAGAATCATACCTATACCTTCACCACAGCACCTCTAGTGGAGATCAGCTTCTTCCTTTCTTTCGATGAACTACCTCAAGCTGTACGCCACTATGTCACTGTAGTTGCTGCACGTTCATTCCAAAGGTCAGTTATAGGATCTGATACCCTTAATGGTTTAACCCAAGAGGATGAACTTAAAGCTCTCTCTGCAGTCATGGAACAAGAAGCTGATATAGCTCGTTACAGTATCTTTAACTCTTATTCCACAGCAAGACCTATCCTCCGTAATCAGAATCCTCTCCCTATGGGTACATAAGCTATGGCATTAGTTAATCATACTATACCAGGATTCTTTAATGGTATGTCTCAACAACCACCAGCAATCAGATTAGATACCCAATGTGAGAATGAGATTAATGGATGGTCTAGTCTGGTTGATGGTATGCTTAAACGTCCACCAACAGAACATAAAGCACTCCTAACCTCTAACGTAGATGATGATTCCTTTGTTCATACCATTAACAGAGATCTCAGTGAACGCTATGTAGCTATCTTCTCTGGTGATGAAACAGAACCTATAGAGGTCTTTACGGTTGATGGTGTCAAGTGTACGGTACGCTATGGAACCCTTGATGATGATCTTGTCTACACTTCAGATGCTACAGTAAAAGACTATGTAACTGAATTTGGTGCAAAGACACCTTCAGAGTCTCTAAGGGTAGTTACTGCAGCAGACTCTACGTTGGTAGTAAATAACACCATGACGTGTGAGATGTCAGGAACCATAGATGGAAGCATCAAGAGACAGGCACTGGTGTATGTCAAGAAGGGTGTAGCAGAGACTACCTATCAGCTTATCTTGAATGGTGTAGTCATTTCTGAATATACCTCTGGTGTATCAACTTCCTACACTACCTATAAGCCTGATGTTATTGCTGCTGCTCTGGTTGCTAATTGGGCTGCTTCAAACGCTGCTACTTTCTATGGTGATGGAATAACTAAGACCTTCTTATCTAGTGGCCCATCCAGCATCGTAGTCTATAAGAATGGTACAGCTCTAACTGCTGGAGTCCACTACTCTGTTGTAGATAACCGTGTAACTTTCTTTACTGCTCCTAGTGCTGCTGTTGAGCCTGTCTATACTTGGTATGATAATGGTGATGGTACTGGCTATTATGGTGATCCTCTAATCACTGCTGGTTCTGGTCCTGATGTTATCCATATTACCTCCAGTGCTTCTACTCCTTATACGTTTACTCGTAAAGGTTCTACCATCATTGTAACCAGAACAGATAACAATGACTTCACTATGAAAGCTTGGGATTCATGGGGAGAACAAGCACTATCCTGTATTAAGAATAACGTGCAGAAGTTTGAAGATCTCCCTCCTACAGCCTTTGATGGTTTCACTGTAGAGGTCTTAGGAGACCCTGATAGTGACACTGATAACTATTGGGTAAAGTATACAGAGATGGGTAACACTGGTAACTGGAGAGAATGTACTAAACCAGGAATAGATAATACCTTCGATGGTAGTACGTTACCTCATAGATTAGTCAGAACAGCTATTAATACTGGTATACCGGAATTTACTTTCTGTCCTATTCCTTGGGATATCCGTAAGGTTGGTGATGAAACCACTGCTGCTGTACCTTCTTTTATAGGTAAGACAATAAATGATATCTTCTTCTACCGTAACAGATTAGGTATGTTGGCTGGTGAAAATATCATCTTATCTAAATCCAGTGACTTCTTTAACTTCTTCACTGGTTCCGCTATGGTTATCTTGGATGATGATCCTATAGACATAGCTACCTCAACCAATGAAGTAGCTGAACTCTTTCATGCAGAACCATTCAATACTTCTCTCCTGATTCTCTCTGAGCAGACACAGTTTGTCCTGCAGTCAGGTACTGAATCTCTAACACCCAAGACAGCAGCATTAGACATCACCACTCACTTCCCTGCAAGTAGGGTATGCAGACCAGCGAGTGCAGGTTCTAATGTCTACTTCGTTGCTCCTAAATCTAAGAACTCAACCATCAAGGAATACTTCGTACAGACCACTACACTAACTAATGATGCTGCTGATGTTTCTGCTCATGTTCCTCGTTTACTACCAGCAAACATAAAGAAGATTATTAGTAGTTCCAATCTTGATATGGTTATAGCTCTCTCTTCAGACACTCCTAACCTTCTCTATGTCTATAGGTTCTACTGGAATGGTGATGAGAAAGCTCAATCCTGTTGGTCTATATGGGAGTTTGATGGTGATATAGTCAACATAGACTTTCTTGATACTCAACTATGGGTAGTAACCAAAAGAGGTTCTGAAGTATCACTAGAGTACATCCTCTTGGAAAAGATGAGTACAGGTAGTTTACCCTTCAGGGTATTTTTGGATAGGTTTGCGAGTGTTACAGGAGTCTACGATTCTGGTACTAATACCACTACATGGACATTACCTTATGTAGATAGTGATGATGTAGACTCTTTCAATCTTATTAGTAGTGAGGATGGTAATAGGATATACAATCTAACTAAACCTACTAACTCCACAATAACTGCTGTAGGTGACTTTAGTGGGTCTCCATACTACATAGGTAAGCCTTATAATCACGTTTATCAATTCTC